CGCCGCAGTGCGCGCGTAGGCGCCGACACCGACGGCCGCCATCCGCACCCACCCGGCCGCCGCCCGATACGCGGAGGCCGCCATCAGGGCGTTGACCGCAGCGACCACCCGGGCGCCGATCGCCCACAGCTTCATGCCGACGACGACCGTGCCGATCACAGTGGCCAGCGCTGAGAGCACGTCCGGCGGCAGGGCGTTGATCACCCGCGCGAGCACGAGCGCGACCTGAGTCGTGATCCCGATGAGCGGGCCGAGCGCCACCAGCAGGTTGCCGACGGCGATCGCCAGTTGCCCGAGCGTCGTGCCGCCCTCGCGCGCGAGCGCCAGGAACTGGGCGAAGCCCTCGGAGCCCTTCAGGGACTGCGCCCAGGAGGCGAACGCCGCCGACATGCTGACCAGTCCGCCGGTCATCGTCTGCGACGCCGGGAGGAACGCCTGCAGCAACGCCATGAAACCCACGGCGAGGTTCTTGATGAACGCCATGAAGTTCGACAGGGCCGGGCCCGATGCGGCGGCCATGTCCGCCGCCCACTCCTTGAAGCCGGCCGACTTCACCCCGGCCGCCACATCGTCGAGGAACCCGCCGATCGCCCCGGCCGCCGACCGCACGAACGGGGTCAGCGTCGGCAGCAGGTCGCGGAGGATCTCGATGCCCTGGGTGAACAGCGGCATCGTCGTGCCGGACATCTCGTCCGACCAGCCCTTGTAGTCCCGCTTCAGGCCGATGAACGCCTTCGCCGTGTCCTGAGTCGCCGGCGGAAGTTCCTTGAGGGCATCCGAGTACGCCTTCTGCTTCTCCGCAGCGTCCTTCGCACCGTCCGCGGCAGCCTTCTGGGCCTCCTCGGCGAGCTGGGTGACCTCGGTGACCTTCTCCAGCTGCGGTTTGGCGGCCAGTTGGAACGCCTTCACCGCGAGCCCTGCGGAGACGGCGCCGGCCGCCAGGCCGAGGAGCCCGGTCGTGACGGCGGCCACGACCGGCAGCCCGACACCGATGCCCGCGACCGCCGGACCGACCTTGCCCAGAGCAGAGACCGCTTGGCGGGCGCCGTGGCCGATCCGGTAGGCGAGGGACTGGCCCATCACCTCCGAGTCGGTGACGAACCGGCCCCGCAGGTCGCGGAGCTGACCGTTGGCGTCGCGGACGAGGCCGCGCATCGCCAGCTCGGCCTCGTTCATCCCACGGACGAAATCGCTCTCGTCGGCGCGGAGGCCCGCGACGAGTTCACCGAGGTTGAGCGCCACGACGCACGCCTCCCTTCGGCTGGTTCGGTTCGGGAGGTGCGAAGCGGCGCTGGAGACGGCACTCCGTGGACAGGAGGCCGAGGATGCGCGTCTTGAGCCAGCGCCAGGAGCGGGCCCGCATCAGGCCGTCCTCGCCGAGGTCGATGCCGTAGACCTGGTGGAGGTCCGCCTCGATGAGGGCCCACTCTTCAAGGAGGTCGGCCCAGGTCAGGTCTGAGCGGCCTTTCGGGCGCGGCCGGTAGCCCTGCGGGTACTCGTACCACTCGTAGAGGCCCGTTTCTGGGTCCCGTTCGCCGCAGCCGATGAGCGCCGGGCCGCCCTGTTCTGCGCCGCCTGCGCCACTTTTGGGTCGCCGTCCGAGTTCCAGTACTGCTCAGCGAGGTCGAGGCCGCCCGTGATCCACATGACGGCCGTCATCGCGACGTGCCGGAAGCGGCTCCATTCGAGGTGCTTGTGCACGTCGTCGTACGCCGAGCCCAGCGCCATGCGGTACAGGTCGAGCTCGCCGGCGTCGTCGAGGGCCTCGCTGTCGAGCGGGGCGCCGCCCTCGGCCGCGCGAAGCCCCTCCGTCATGATCGTCTCGATCCTCAGGCCGTCCTCGGCCGGAGGCGACGGGATACGGAAGGTCCGCAGCTCGCCGTCCGTGCAGCGCACCGGGAGTTCCAGGCAGTCGCCGAGGAACTCCTCCAACACCTTGAAGGCCATCAGGGGGTCACCGGGTTCGTGATCGGGGTGAGCGGGCCATCACCGGTGAACGTCACCTGCACCTGGTCGAGGTCGCGGGCCTCGTCGTTCTGCGGCTCCCAGGCCGGGATCGCCTTGCCCTCGTACGCCTCGGGCAGACCGTTGCGGTCGAAGAACCGAAGGTGGATCTTGTTCGCGGCGCCGTACGCGAAGAACGCGGTGCGGATCTTCTCGTGGACGGGGCTGTAGGCCGTCTGGTCCGCGGTGTGCTTGCGGTTGAAGGTCGCGGTGACCTCCCAGTCCTGCCCGGTCTTGGTGTTGCCGCCCCACCCCTCGTCGTCGTACTCGGTGTCGTCCTCGATGTTCGGCTCCGCCGTCCAGTTGAAGGCGGTGATGCCCACACAGTTCTGCCAGTCGCTGCCGTCCTGCGCGGCAGACATGTCGATCTGGAGGCGCCAGCGGCGCGCAAGGGCGGTCTCGGTCGGCGTCGACATGACGCAGTCCTCCTACTCGTACAGGTGGGGTGAAGGGCGCGTCGTGCGCGCGTAGTAGTTGGCGGACAGCTCGACGCGGCCGTGGACGTCCTGGCCCAAGAGCGCCTGCGATTGCCGCCAGATCAGGGACACGCGGACCCCGCCCAGGACGAGGCCCTCCGCGTTGTGAAGCAGGCCGAACAGGTCGTCGGCTAGGTCATCGACCTCTCGCGGATCCCGGCCGCACCGCATGCGGGCCTGAATCCCGGTGATCGCGTCGGTGAGTTCGGTGTCCTCGACGGGATAGGCGGTCAGGACGATGACCCGGTCCGGCGTCTCGGGCATCACCGTGAAAATCAGCCCGGTCTCGTCGGCCTCGTAGACGCCGTCCGGCCGGTACACCGCCAGGCCGGCGTCCGCGATGTGCGCGGCGAGCCCGCCGAGGAGGTCGGTCGTGTAGCCCACGGCACCTCCGGACATGCAGAAGCCCCGCGCAGGGGCGGGGGCTTGAGGGTGGGAGGGTCAGCCGCGGAGCCAGCGGGAGAGCGGGACGGCCATCAGCCGGAGCATGACCTCGCGCTCGGTGTTCATCGGCTGTTCGAGGTACTTGGCCTGGCGGCCGGGCAGGTGTTTCCAGGTCAGCTCCTCGTGCTGCCTGACCGCGTACACGGTGTCGAAGGTGATCTGGCCTTCGAGCTGGCCGAACATGTTGACCCGGCCGGACCGTTCGAGGGTGCCCTCCTCCAGCGGCACGAGCTGCTTGGCCTTGCCGAGGGTGTGCTCCAGCGCCCGCCGCGTCCCCAAGCCAGCCTGAGCGCGGCCCCGGGAGGTCCACAGGCGGCGCCCGTGCCAGCTCATCCGCGCGTACTGCGGCATCCTGCCCCTCCTACTCCAGCTGGATCTCGAAGTGGTCGGGGGTGGGCAGGCCGGCGCCGTCGTTGCGGTGCGCTGCGATGACCTTCGTCTTTGTCCCGTTGGCCAGCGTGACCCGGCTCTTGGGCGGAGGCTGGGCGAGGGCGTCGAGCTGGCAGAAGACCGTCGAGGACGATACGACCTCGTCACCCTCGGCGTTCCGCACCAGGCGCGTCTTCTGCTCCACGAAGCACCGCACGGTGACCGGCGCGGCGTACGTGGGCCCGTAGGGACCTTCGCCCTCCTTCGCCTCCACGGTCACCTCGTGGCGCAGGAGGAAGCCGGGGAGCTTCACGACGACACCGCCCCCAGCCGGAAGACGTCCGGGGTGAGGTCGTCCGACCGCAGCGCGTCCCACACCGCCGGGGCCACCTCGCGGGCCGGGGACGCGGAGCCCGACGTGGCGGTCACTGAGCGGGACAGCTGCGCCGAGCCGAGCCTGACCGAGCCCCAGCCGACCGCCGCCGCCCCTGTGGAGTCGCCGAGTTCCCCCCACCACGCCACCTGCGCGCACACGGCGTCGCGGAAGGCTTCCCGGACCAGTGTGTTGGAGGGGTAGCCGTCCTCGTCGACCTCGTACCAGCACAGCCGGAACACCTCGGCGGCGAGCATCCGCGAGGCGCCCGCCAGCAGCTGGTCGATATCCGTCGGCGGGGTCTGCCCGGTGTACGTCTGGTACTCCGCGCTGGTCGCGTAGATCCGGGGCACCGGGCACCCCCCTACGCGCTCGCGCCGACGATGATGACGTCGTAGTCGACGCTCGTGCCCGCACCCGAGTTGGCGACCTTCAGCAGGTCGCCGGTGCCGGCCGTGACCGCCCACCCTGTGCCGTCCGCCAGGCCGGCCATGGCGCCGAAGCTGCCACCGGGCCGCAGCGTGATGGTGCCGGTGGCGTTGAGGAGGGTGGCCCAGGCGTTGGACGATGCCGCGCCGACCACGACGTTGTTGGCGTTCGCGGGCGCCGCGGCGATGTACAGGCCCTTGATGCGGGCGAAGGTGATCCCGGCGCCGAACGCGTCGGAGAGGACGCCCGCCAGGTCGAGATCCTCGGTCGCCGAAGCGGCGAGGGTTCGCCGGTCGTGGAAGACCTTGTCCGCCTGCCCGGCGCCGGTGCCCGTGCTGAGCTGCACGGCCCGCCGGAACTGCAACGGGTCGGACACCGTGGTCAGGTCCAGGGCCTTGGTCTGCTGCACCGTGGCAGCCATCGACAGAGCCGCGGAGACGCCCATCAGCTCTCACCTCCATACAGCTCGATCAGCTCGTCCTTGGTGAGGCCATCGATCATGGCCTCCTCGTCCGAGTCCTTCGCCTGCGTGCGCGCGTAGGCGACCCACTCGTCCTTGACCGCGTTCTTGGCTGGCCGCTTGTCCGCGGGGGCCTGAGTCGGGGCCGTCTCCTTCTCGGCGACGCGGTGCCAGCCGCCCTCACCCCTGGCCACGAGGTCGTCGAGGCGCTGCTCCTCGTCGCTGCCCGGCTCGGGCTGCACCCGCTCCGCGACGTGGTCACCCGCGCCACGCTGATAGACCGCCATGGTCAAACCACCAGGCCCGTCATGACGGCGTGCGCGCGCTCGGCCCCGTACTTCAGGCCGATCTCGCCGTACAGCTGCACCTCGTCCGAGGCGCCCGTCTTCGCGAGCGGCTCCTCGAAGAACACGCCCTTGCCGGGCACGTTCAGGAAGACCGGCATCAGCTGCTCCAGGGACACCGCAGCGATGACGTCCTGCGGCATGTGCCGGTCCATCATCACGTTGAGCGTGCCGAAGTCCGTGACGATGGTCGTCATGTTGACGCCGCCGACGTTCCGGCTCGTCTCCTGGTACTGGCCGTACTGGGAGGCGAACGCCTTGGTCACGGCCCGCTTCTGGATGCTGTTGCACAGCAGCGTCGCGGTCTCCTGCTCGCTGATGCCACCGTTGTCGTAGGCCAGCTGCAGCAGGTCGTTGACGTGGTCGCCGGTCAGCGCGGTCGCCCACGGCTTCATGAACGACAGGCCGGTGGCGGTGCCGAGGGTGATCGCCGTGCCGCCGTTGGTGGTCGACACCTTGAAGGTGTTCGCGTCGATCGCGTCCACGTAATACACGCGGCCCGCGGTGATCCCGGTCGCCGTGGACGTGTTCGTGAACACGATCTTGTTGCCGTCGGACAGGCCGTGCCCCGTGGCGGTGACGGTGTCCGTGGCGGTGGACGCGCCGGTCACCGCGGTGCCCTTGGCGATCCGGTTGGTCGTGATCGCCTCCAGCAGGCCGCGGGTCTTGCGCGCGGTCGCGTTCGTCGTCGGGTTCGCGTACGAGCCGTTGATGAACGAGAAGTTCACGTCGAGGGCGATCTCCTTGAGCTTCTGCGCGACCTGCCAGTTCAGCTCGTTGGAGACCGGGTTGGAGCCGTCCGTGCTGCGGAACGGCGCCGCCCCGGGAGTGGCGAGCTGCCCGATGGCGGCCTGCTTGGTGTACGAGACGCTGACCTTCTCCTGGTGGATCTGCGCCACGTTCCGCACGTTCGCCCGCACACGGCCCTCGGCGGTCGGGGCGGTGTCGCCCTCCACCTTGGTCCGCTGCGCCGGGTCGCGCAGGTCGTAGGTCTGCCACTCGAACTCGACGGCGGTCGTCATGCCGCCGCCGGTGAGGCCGCCGATGGCCGACAGCAGCGGGGTGTCCTCGGGGGTGAGCGCGAACAGCTCGCCCGCGTAGTTGGGAAGGTTGAAAGTCGTGCCCATCCCGGTGATACCGGCCATGGCCTACTCCTTACGTGGTCTGTGCGGCCTTCTGCCGCTTGAGTCGAATGACCTCGGTGAAGTTCCGGGCCTTCGTGGCCTCCTCGATCTGCTTGTCGAGAGAGGCGCCCTGGTCGCCGGAGCCGCCCCCGCCGCCCATGTCGCCGCCGGACCGGCCGGCGCCCCTGGGGGCGAGCTTGGACAGCTTGGTGACGGCGGACTTGATGGCCGGGACGTTGACCTCGCCGTCGTCGCCGACGAAGCGGCTGACGTCGATGAGGTCGGCGGCCTCGCCGAGGTCGATGCCAGCGGCGGCGACTGCTGCGCGGAACTCGGCGTTGGCGAGCTTGAGCCCGTACTCGGCGGCGGCGGCCGTGCGGCCCTTCTTCTCCGCCTCGGTGACGGCCTTCTCCTGGTCGCTCATGTTCGCGGCGCGAAGCTGCTCCAGCTCGGCCAGGTGCTCCTTGGCGCGCTTCTCGTGCTTGCGCGCCATGGCCTTCCAGTCCGTGCCGTCGCCGTCTCCGGAGTCCGATCCGGACTGTCCGGATCCCTGTCCGGACTGCTGTCCGTCCTGGCCGGAGCCCTGACCGGCAGTGCCGTCACCGGCCTGTCCGGACTGGCCCTGCCCCTCCGATCCGCCGGATCCGGAGGCGCCTTCGCCCTCGCCGCTGCCACCCGCGATGGCGTAGATCGGCGAGCCGTTGCGGCGATGGCCGAGCACGTCGATCGCTGAGTGCGTCGCGAGGGGGTGCTTGAAAGGGACCTGCATGTTGATCTCCCGTGCGGGATTGTCCGGCGGTCGCCGTGCGGCGGGTGCCGGGAAACTCGTGGGTCAGCGCGCGGCGCCGATCTGCTCGCGCTGAGGCTTGCGCCGCAGGTGCTCGTGCGCGGCGATGTGCTCGCGCTGCGCGGCCTGCCACTTGCGGACGTACATCCCGGCGCGGCGCCGGGCAGCCTCGTTCATCGCGGCGGCCTGCGCCCGCTTCCAGCGGCGGATGTGCCGCTCGATCTCCCGCTGCCGCTGCGTGTCCTCGTACGTCGTCCCCGGCGTCGCGTGATGCGGCGGCCGGGTCGTCACGCCGGGGAGGTAGGCGCTCAGCGAGTGCCGGCAGTTCGGGTGGAACAGCCCGGCCGCGCGCGCCTCCAGCAGGGTGCCAGCCACGTGCACGGCGACCGTGGGGGCCGGGCCTCGACGCCGGAGCAGGCCACGGCGGGCCTGCTCGGGCGGGTCCATGTGCTCAGCGCGGATCGTGTGCGGTCCGGACGGCCCGGACAGTGCCAGCACCTCGCCCTCCCACTGCCTGCACAGCGGGCACTCCAGCGGGGCATCGGAGACGATGACCAGCCCCACGCCGATCTCCGCGAGCGCGTCCACGTGCCCGTCGACAGCGGCCCGCGCGGTCACGGACCGCACGGCCATCTCGGCGTACGACGCCATCTCCCAGTTCCGGCCTGCGCTGTCCGTGAACGCGGTGACGCCGCGCTGCGCGAACTGGTCGAGGGCCCGCTGAGCCGCGTCCCGCCGGGTCATCGTGCCGAGCAGCACGTTCCCGGACGCCCGCGCGGCCACACGCCGGTACCCGTCCACGACCGCGCGCGTGATCCGCGCGTACACCGGCCGGGTGTCCTCAGCCATGGACGCCGCCAGGCGGTCCACGGCCGGGGCGTTCGGGACCGTCTCACGGGCCACCAGCTCCCGGCCGATGTCCAGCGCGCCCAGCTCGGCGACGGCAGCCTGACGGCCGCGATTGTACGCCTCGACGAGAGCCCGCCGTACGGCTCCGTCGGTGTCGGTCTGGAGCGCGTCGGTGACCGTCTCGACGGCCGTGCGGAGGTTGCCGATCGCGGCGAGCTTCAGCTCTGCCCAGCGGGGCGAGTCGAGGTCCGCCTCAAGGGCTTTGGCGATGCGTTCGAGGAGCGCGGCCTCGGCGTCCTCGTACAGGTGGGCGACCTCGAAGGCGAGGTTCTCCGCCATCGCGGGGGAGACCGGCATCGACTACTCCTCCTCGGTGGCGCTCCCGCCCTGGTCCTCGGTGCCGGCGGCCGGGAACCCGCCTCCGGGGTTCTCAGCGCCGACCTGGGCCGGGTCGGCAAGCGTCTGCTCGTCCTTGAGGCGGGCGACTTCGGCCGCGACCTGGGTGGCGTCCCAGTCGGGGTGGACCATCTGCACGAGGGTCTCCCGCGAGGCCGCCATCGCCCGCGACAGCAGCTCCGCGGTCTCCGCCAGCTCCTTCTGGCCCTCGGTGATGGAGTCCTGGAACTCCACCTTCGGCGGCTCCACGGCCAGCCCCGCGACGCGGAACCGCTCACCGGCGAGCACCGCGAGGTAGGCCGCGCTGATCGAGGCGATCCCGGGATCCCAGTACAGCGCCTTGCGGCCTCGGGTGGTCATCGACCGGCGCTCGCGAGCCTTGATCTCCGTGGCGGTGACCGCGGCCCCGTCGCCGCTCTCTCCGAACGTGGAGGGCGAGTAGCCGGCCTGACGTACGGCCTGCTCGATCAGGGCGCGGCAGGTGTCGGCGTGCTCCTGGACGCGGATCTCGAACTGGACGTCGGTGATCGGGTTCGGGTCGCCTGGGCGCGGGAGCATGCTCAGGCCGGTGTAGATCCGACGCTCCTCCGACCATGCTGCGCCCTGGCCAGGGCCGAGGGAGTCGAGCATGGACTGAGCGACGATGATGCGGCCCTTGCCGTTCTGCACGTCCCGCATCCACGAGCTGTACGTCTCGTCGAGGGCGTCCATCAGGCCCTCGATGCCCTGGAAGTCGGACTGCCCCCAGTAGGCGGCGGTCGGGATGTGCCTCCAGGCGCGCGCGGGGCGGACGTTGGGCACGTACGCGGCCGTGAGGTGGTCGGGCGCGCCGGTGTCGATGCCGCTCTCAGAGTCCACCTCGGTGGCGAGCGGCGCGGTGACGGGGTGGTCGGCGAGTGGCCGGACAGCGCCGAGGCTGGTCGTCGAGCCCTCGTACAGGCCGTGGTAGATCCGGCCGCGCTCGTGGCGCTCCAGGTGCCGGAACACCCGGTTGTCGTTGTGGCCTTCGGTCTCCAGGACGGTCCAGAAGGTGACCGCGGCGAGGCGCCCGTACCGGAACTCGGGTGCGGCTCGGTCGGCGGCCACGGTGTCGATCCACGGCCGGTCGGACACGTCCTCGTCCCAGACCACGCGCAGGTAGGCGCCGCCGAGCGCGGCGCAGATCTCGCCCGCTTCGAGGAGGGTGGGCTGGAGGCCGTCCGCCATGAGCGCGTCGAGGGCCTGCTGTGTCGCGTCCCCGGAGCCTTCGGGGGCGAGGAGCTTCGGGGGCTCGGAGAACAGCAGCTCCGACGAGGTGCGGGCGATGTCCCCGGCGAGGGGGATGTGGAGCTTGTCGCGCTTCTCGCCCTCGGGGGTGGGGTTGCCCCAGAACCAGCGGGCGAGGCGGCCGACTACGCCGCCGCGGTGCTGCGCGGGCCGGTTGACGACGTCGCGGTAGCCGCGGCCGGTGTAGCGGGCTTCGAGGCGGTCGGGGTCGGAGGCGTACCAGGCGTCCCAGTCGGCGAGGGCGTGCTGGACGCGGTCGTCGACTGGGGGCCATGTCATGTCGCCAGTGGGCAGAGGCATCAGGCGCGCTCCCTCTCCATCAGCAGCTGCGCCATGCCCAGCCAGGTCGACGCCATCTCGTCCAGGCGCTCCATCAGCGCCAGGTTGGTTTCCATCTCGGCCTGCTCCAGGAGGCGGGCGGCGTTGGCGAGGGCCTGCTCGACGGTCGGCATTACGCGGCCACCTCCAGGAGCATCGGAATGTGCGGCCGCCACAGGGCCTCGGTCGTACGGACGCCATACCTGAGCGCGTCACAGGAGTGGTCGTCGAGCTTGATCGGGACGTCCTCGCCCCTCTCAGCTTTCTCGTCGTCCCAGCTGTAGCCGGGGATCTCCTCGATCAGCCCGCGCGCGGACTCGTGGACGAGGAGACGGCCGGCGGCGATCAGCGACGCCACCGTGCGGATGCCGTCGACGACTGTGTTGTCGGCCGGGGTGACGCCGTGGACACCGTCGCGGTGCAGCTGCTCGACGTACGAGGCCGCGGACGGGTCGACGACGGTCCACTCCGGTTGGACGCCGATGACGTTGGTCTGCGGTTGGGAGACTCCGGCGAGCCATCGCTTGCGGGCCTGGCTGTACTCTGCGTCGGTCTTCTTCCGGCGCTCGGCGCGCGAGTCCCACCGGTACTCCGAGACGACGTACAGCCGCTGGTCGACGCCAAGCCCAATCAGCAGGTCGGCGTACGGGTTCGTGGTGCCGTAGTCGATCGCGTCGCACAGCCACCGGGTGATGTGCGGGACGTCGCGGACGACGTGCCGGGTCTCGTCGAATGCGTCGTAGATCGCACCCTCGGCCTGCACCCAGTGCCCGAGGATCGACCGCCGGTAGAACAGCCCGGTGTACGTCGCCTTGAGCGCGGCCACGTAGTCAGGGTCCAGGAACGGGTTGTCGTCGAGGACGAAGTGCCACGACCGGAGCCGGGTCTCGGCCGGCCGCTTCAGGTACTCCTTGCGGAACCAGTGGCCGGGGTTGTCCGGGTTGGTCGTGGTGAAGATCTTCGCGCCCTTGACGGAGCAGCGGGCCACGAGCTGGTCGAAGAAGGTCCGCGGGAGGGTGGTTGCCTCGTCGACGTACGCCCCCGCGCAGGTCATGCCCCTGACTTTGGGTTCCGCTTTGGCGTCGTTCGCGCCGAGGACGTGCACGATCCGGCCCATGATGATCGCGATCGGTGCGCCCGGGTTGTACTGCACCTGCTTGGCGAGTTGCCCGAAGATCTCCGGGTTCGTGAGGGGCTGGATCACGTTCCGGTACAGCGAGTCGCGGGTGCGCCCGACCATGACCAGCTCGCCGCCGGTGGGGGCCGAGGCGACGAAGATGAGCCAGCGGATCAGGCTCGCGATCGTCTTCCCGGACCGGACCGAGCCCTCCCAGGCGTTGATCCGGGCGTCAGCCTCGACGATCGAGACGACCTGCTTCCGGGACAGGGGCAGCGCATCAAGGAGACTCACCCTCCGCCTCCTCGCCGGTGGCCTCCTCGCGGGCCTCGTCGTACACCGCCTTCAGGCCCACCATGAGCTGGCCGAGCATCGACTGGGCAGACGCGGCGCCGGTGTCGTCGGCGGGCGGGACGAGCTTGAGGCTCTTCTCCAGGGCGATGCCGGCCGCGGCCATGAGGTTCTTCTTGTCGACCGTGGGCGGCTCGTTGACCTCGCGCTCGTTGTACGTGTTCTCCTTGCCGCCAAAGTTGAAGACGACGGCGGGCTCCCACATCTGCTGGGTGAGCCGGAGGGCGTCGAGGTGGAGGTCGACGGCGGTGTCGGCGCGGAGTGCGGCGAGGGTGCGGACGCGGGCGCGGGTGGCGTCCTCGGTCATCGACACGTCGAAGGTGAGGCCGAGTTCGGCGGCGATGACGGAGACGGTGCGTTGGGCGCGGTCGATCTCGCGGGCGATGGCGTTGCGGCCGAGGCCGCGCGCGTGCAGCTCGCGTACGCGCTCGTAGTCCTCGTCGGTGACCGGGCGGCCGTACTGCCTGGGCATGGTCACCTCCGGGCATGCGAAAGGCCCGACCGCACGGGGGTGACGGTCGGGCCCTGTCTGTGGGTGAGGGGCGTCAGCAGCTCTCGGTGTCCTTGACCGCGTACAGGGTCACGGGAGTGTCCGTGGGGTGCGTGCCGGGCTTGGGGTCCTGCCGGCAGACGATCCAGTTGCGGTCATAGACCTGCAAGCGGCCCTGACCGCTTGCATCCTGGTCGTCGAGAGCGTAGAAGCCCGCTTCCTGCGCGGCGTCCTGGGCGGCCTGGAGGTCCTGGCCGACGAGGTCGGGCAGCGTTGCCGTTTCGGGCTCTGCGTCGGTGGCCTCGTCGGGTGCTTCCGCGCTGGTGTCGGTTTTGGGCTGGTCGTTGGTGTCCTGAGTTGTGGTGTCTGGCTTGCTGGGGCTGGTGTTGCTGCCTTCGCAGGCGGTGAGCGTGAGCAGGGCTGCGGCGGCGAGTGCAGCAGCGATGGTGCGCTTGTCCATGTTGTTCCCCCATGGGTGGTGCGTGAGCTGAGGGAGCATCATGCGCCTTTTGAGGCGCTCGTGGTGGTGGAGTGATGGTCCTGTGACACGAATGGGTGCCGGACATGGCGAAGGCCCGCGCGGTGGCGGGCCTTCGGGAGTCTCAGGGTCCGGGCACGCCGGACGTGAGGCCAGGATGACGCGTGATCGTCCGGAACGCAACTACGGACGGCGCGCTGCGGTCTCACACGGGCACGGCTCGGTGTACGGGGTGCCGTCCTCGTAGGCCGGGCGCTCCGCGCTTCCCCACGCTTGGCCCTCGCATACGCGGGCCGTGTGGCACGGGCAGTTGGGGCAATCGTCGGGGGCGGGCTTCATCCAGGTGTGGCCCTCCGGGGCCTCCAGTGATGGGTCTTCGATCCAACGGGTCATGGGTTCAGGGTCCTCTCTGGGGCTGACAATCCGGGTAGATGAGCCGGTAGACGGCGGGTAGATGACGGTAGACGAACCGGTAGACGTGCAGGTCAGGCGGCGGTAGACGGCGCGGCAGACGCTTCCTGGGGCTCGGCCGGGGAAGGGGCCTGGAGATCCTTTCGGCGGACCCCCCAGGTGGGCACCCGGGCCACCTTCACGCCGCGGTCTACGGGGATGTCCAGGCGGCCCAGATGCGCGCGCAGATCGGACACCGTGCGGCCCTCCCACTGGCCGTGCTCCTGGAGGTGGGCGAGGACGGTGCGCAGGTGCACTCCCTGGCCGGTCCCCATGAGGTCGAGGAGGAGCGTCCGTACGGCCTCCACGTCGGGGGCGGCCGGGGCCTCGGAGGGCTCCTCCTGCGGGGTCTCGGCGGCGGGCTTCCCGGCGCGCCAGGAGGCGATCGTCCACCACCCCGTGAGAAGCCACATCAGGGCGGGCAGCGACCGCACGATCCGGGCGAGGACGTACACGCCGAGCACGAGCAGCGCGAGCCGTACGACGATGCCGAGGGCTCCGCGCCAGCCGGTCAGGTCGGAGCGCCGGCCGCGGGCGCACCATGCTGCTGCGCGGGTGCCCAGGCGTCGGGCGTACGCGCGCGAGCCGGTGGTGAGCCGACCAGCAGCGTTGGAAAGCCGGGTCACAGGATGCCCGACCCCTCGAAGAGGGCGCGGACGCCGTCGCCGGTGGCGTTGAGGGCGGTGGGGAGCCAGGCCAGTGCGCCGGCCATGCCTGCGGTGAGGCAGAGGGTGCTGCCGACGTAGGCGCCGCCCAGGATGCGCTTCTTGTCCTTCTTGCCCGCGGCTTTGTACGTGAGGACGGTGAGGGTGACGGCGATGACGACGACGAACGCGCCGGTCGCGCCGAGGCCGACGAGCTGCCCGGAGGTCAGGCCGGAGGAGGCGTCCGCACCGGTGAGCGCCTGACCGGCCCTCTCTCCAGCGCCGTTGCTGACGGTGCCGGAGCGGGAGTGGAGCCAGCCGAGGATGCCGCCGGGGCAGGCGGCGGCGCAGGCGGCGGCGCCGAAGCCCTTGCCGAAGCTCGCGAGTTGCTTCAGCTCGCGGGGACCGGTCCACCAGGGGTACAGGTTCGCGATCAGGATGATGAGGGCGGCGAGGAGGCCGCCGAGGGTGAGGGTGCTGGTGGTGGTCACAGGTGTACTCCGGTGAGCAGGGTGATCGGGTCGTACCAGTGCAGGACTCCGAAGGAGCCGAGGCCTGCGGTGACGAGGAGGAAGCGGGGGATCCAGCGGCCGGTGTGGCGGTCGAGGGCCCAGGCGGCGGTGAGGGCGACGGCGGCGATGACGTAGGCGGCGCCGATGCCGGCCTCGGTGCGGGCCTGGTGGACGGTGTGGGACCAGATGCCGACGGGGCTCTGTCCGGCGGCCCAGGGCAGGAGGGCGGCGAGGATCGCGGAGATCATGCGCCAGGTGACGAGCCAGTCCCAGAGGCGCGCCCACGGGCCGGGCTCCGGTTCGGGTTCGGCAGGGGCGACCAGGTCGACGGTGACGCGGACCTCGATCGGGCCCGAGGGCGGTGGAGGCGGTGGCCAGGGTGCGGCCGGTGGGATGACGGGCGGTGGAGGCGGCGGGGGGTTGCGCCAGGGCGGGATGTCGCCGGGCTCGGGCGGCCGGGCGGGCAGGGGGACGCCGGCGGGGATGATGCGGGTCGGAATGATCTCGTCGGGCATGGGGTGCTCCTGGTGGCCGAGGGGGCGGGCGCCGAGGCGGCGGAGGTAGTGGCGGGCGCGCAGCTCGTCACCGTCGGGCGACGGCTGCGCATCCATCAGCCGGCCAGTCGGAGGTAGCGGGCGACGGTCTCGGCCTTGGCGTTGGCGTCGGCGACCTGGTGGACGTAGCGGAGGACGGCGTCCGGATCGGTGATGCCGGAGTCCTTGGCGGTCCGGACTGCGTCCTTCACGGTCATCGGGCCGACGGCGGACGGCTGCGGGGCCTCGTCCGGATCGTCCTCGGACTGTCCGGACTGGTCCGGATCGCTGTCCGGACTGGCGAGAGCGGCACGCTCGGCGGCCACCAGGCCGTGGGCGCGCTGGAGTCGGCGGCGCACGGGGATGAGGGCAAGGCTCGCGCCGGCCTCGGCGAGTTCGGCGTGGATCCAGGCGCGGGTGCGCTCGTCGAGCGGCGGGGTCTGGTGGTTGAGGACGACGGTCCACAGGCCCTTGGCGAGGGCGGAGACGACCGCGCCGACGATGCCGATGACGACGTATCCGGCGAGCCAGCCGTGTGCGCCGACGGCCCCCATGGCGACGAGGAGGGAGACGCGGCCGGCGCGGCGTGCGGTGGGTGCTCCATCGGCGTCGTGGCGGGCGAGCCACTCGACGGCCATGCAGGCGATCCATACGAGGTCGAAGACGATGGCGGCCCCGTAGGCGGCGGCGGGGTGGACTGCGCGGGCGAGGAGGTCGCCGATGCTGGCGGTGGACCAGACGACGGAGGCGGCGAGGACGAGGGCGGCGATGCCGGTGACGCCGTTGAGGACGAGTTGGTCCCAGTCGCGCGGGGGTGCGGGTGCGGGGACCTGGATGGGGACGTGTCGGGTCTTGCCGTCGACGGTGTGGGGGACGAGTTGGGTGGTGGTGCGGGTCTTCACGGCGGGTCTCCGGGAGCAGGGCCGCGCCCGAGCGGGGGGATGGTCGCTCGGGCGCGGCGGTCAGGGGTGGGGGTCAGAAGGCCTTGCGGCGGAGGGTGCGGGGGATCTTCATCCCGGCGCGGTCGCCGTCGCGGGTGACGCGGGCCCGGTGGCTCTCTCGGCGGAGGCGGGCGGCGCGGTCGGTGGCGGACTCCTGGCCGGCGTACTGGGTGGCGGCCAACTCGTGGTCGTTGCCGGGGAGGAGGCTGCGGGCGAACTCGCGGAAGCCCATCAGGCGCGCCTCGCGATCTGCTGGTCGAGGCGGCGGCGAACGTCGGCTCCGGCCTCATAGTCGGCGCGGCAGGCCTGGACGGTGGCGGGCTGCCGGAAGATCGGGCTCTCGCGCGGGGGCGCGGGGGTGGGGGGGGCAGGGGTCTGATCGGTAGCGTGTCCCACGGACCTGCTCCTTCGTGATGGTTGTGGGTGGGTCCGCCCCTGGCCCATATGGCGTTCGCAGCGCCGGGCCAGGGGCTTTGTTGTTGATCAGGCATAGGGAGAGTGACCAATGCCCGAATTGCAGGGTACCCTACACGCGTGCCGTTCGGGTAGGCCACGTTCCCGGGGAAGGGAGCGGCCGTGAGCGATGAGGAGGTGCGGCGGGTGCTGGACTCGATCGACGCACTCGGCGACTCGGGAGATGCGCAGGACAGAGCCCGACGCCTCACCGAGCTGCTCGACCGGTGGCCCGACACCCACAAGCGCGTGCGCGAGATGCGGCAGCAGGCGCTCGCCGAGCTGTACAACGGGGGGAACGGGTTGTCGTACCGGGAGATCGGCGAGATGCTCGGGATCAGCTTCGGCCGGGTGCGGCAGATCATCGCCGGAGAGACGGCCGGTCCATCGAAGCGGAAGAAGGAGGCGACCGATGGCTGATACGGCTTGGGGCTGAGCCCCGCACGCGCAGAAGCCCCCGACCGAGCTGGTCGGGGGCTTCGTCGTGTTCAGGCGACGGCGGCCTGTCCGGACCAGACGTGCCCGCACGCCGTGCAGCGGGCGACGGGCAGGGCGCCGGCGCCGCCGTGCATCTGGAGTTGGCCGCCGCAGTCGGGGCAGGGGCGGGCGAGGGTGGCTTTCTGCTCGCCGACGTCGAGGGCCTGCTCGACGCGGAGGGCGCAGTGGCGGGCGACGCTCGCGATGTGGTCGAGCTGGGGGCCGGTGAGCGGGCGGAACGGGCCGGGCGCGCCCTGGACGCGGCCGAGGAGCCAGAGGGCGGTGTACGGGGCGTCGGGCCGGGCGCTCGCCCACTTCCAGCGGCGGGGATCATGCCGGTCCTGCATCACCAGCAGCTCGCGGCGCACCCTGTCGGCCTTCGGGTAGCCCTCGGGCAGCAGGCCCATGACGGGGCGTTGGACGCTGCTGGCGGTCTGGTCGGCGCAGTCGCCGAGGGCGGCTCGGACGATGCGCATGGTCTCGTGGATGTGCAGCCGGATCGGGATGGGGCGTTCGCCGATCTGGGCGGGGTCGCGCTCCAGGGTGCGGAGTTCGAGGGCGCGGGCCCGCTCGTCGGCGAGCTGCTCGGCGTCGCGCTGGTCGAGGGCGCGGAGGTGGTCGTTCATTCGGCCGGCGGGGGGCCAGGTGGGTGCGGACCTGCCGCCGAGGGCGTCTTGGAGGTCGGGCCAGTGGCGGATGGTGAGGGTCAGGTGCTCGGCGGTGGTGCGCATCGGGGGCTCCTGCGGTGGGTTGTACGGTGATGTGCACCAGGGGGCGCGCCGGTCCGGCCAGACATCAGGCGCGCCCCTGCCGTGTGTTCAGGGCTGTGGATCCGGCTTGAGTGCGTCGGCGACGGCGAGGAGCGCGGACGCGATAGCCAGGTTGGAGCGGACGGTGAGGGCGCCGACGGCGGTTGGGCCGTCGAGGTCTCGGGCGCGGCCGTCGGGGAGTGCTTCGATGCCGTGGAGGCTCTGTGCGGTCTCGTTGATCACGTGCATGGCGTGGTCGTACGGGGTGCGGGCGACTTGGGTGGGCATGGTCAGCGCCTCCTCGATGGCGGCCCGTACGGGGACTGCCAGGCGGGCCGGTCGGCGGCCTTGATGGGCTGGCCGTCCTCGTCGAGGAGTCCGGCCTCGCGGAGCTGGCGGCCGAGCTGGGCGAACGACTCGGCCAGGGCGCGGGCGACGGGGACGAACGACTCGGCAAACTTGGCGAGCGCGGCGTGGAGTTCAGCCGAGCGCTTGAGCAGCTGCTCGCGCTGTTCGTCGGTGATCTGGGCCTGGAGCATGGTTCAGCCCTCCTTGGGCTCGTCGAGGGCGCTCCGGTGCAGCGCGCGGACGTAGTTGCGGATGTGCGCGTACTTCTGTTCGGTGGTGTGGCCGTCCCACTGGGCGCGCGGGTGGTCGGCGGCGACGCGCTCGACGTGGTCGAACAGCTCGACGTCGCGGGGCGCGATGTGCCAGGACATCTGCCAGGCGGTCGCGTACAGGTAGAGGATCTGCCAGCCGGGCTCCTCGACGTCCGGGGCGGGTGCGAGGACGGCCTCGTAGCGGGCGGCGAGCCAGGCGAGGAGGTGGGCGCGTTCGCGGTACGCCCCGTCCCGCTCGCGTTCGGTGTCCTCGAGCTGGACGCGGAGCTTGGCGTACTCCTTGACAGCGTGCTCCATGCGCGCGGCCTTCATCTGGAGGGCGTCGAGTTGGTCGCTGTTGATCGTGTCGACGGTCAGGCGGTCGCTCATGCGTCGTGGTCCTTCGTGGTGTCGGGGTCGAACGGGGCGGTGAGCGTGTCGAGGTGGGCGGACCATTCGCCGATCAGCTGCTCATCGGCGGCGGTAAGCGCGGTCTCGTCCTGGGCGGCCGTGGCGCCGACGTTGACGATCCGGATGCGGGCGGTGGAGTGGCCGATCACCCAGCCGACGGCGAGGAGCAGCAGGGCGCCGAGGAGGGGGCCGGCGGCGATGGTGACGCCGAGGATGCGGGCCGCGGTCACGGCTGCACCCGCATGGCGAGCTTCCGGGCGAGCGGCACGGCCTCGGCGAGCGTGTACCGGGTGGCGTCCCGCTGCGCCTCCTCACGGATCCCCTGCTGCTCGTAGACCCAGCCGTGTTCGCGGTGCCAGCGCCGGCCTACGACGCCGTCGCAGATGGCCCACCGGTTGGTGTGGCCGTGAGCGCGGCGGAGTTGGACGGGGAGTGCGGGTTCGGGGCGGGGGATCTCAAGGACGGTGGCGAGCGCGAGCAGATCGGCGGCACGCTGCGCCAGGTACGCCTTGAAGTCGTCGACAGCCTGCCGGTCGCCGGGGCTGAGCCGAAAGTTCGGGTTGTTGCCGCACGGCAGGCCGCCCTGGGGAGCGGCGGCCGGCTGCTCGTTGGCCCAGTGCTCGGGCGAGATCAGGTCGGCGGCGAAGTCCATCACCTTCGTCGCCTGCACCGCCCCCCTCGCGTGGTCCCGGTGCGCGCGGATCTTCCCGGCCAGCTCCTGCGCGTGGAGGGCGAGGGCGCCGTCGAGGACGTCCTCGGGGAGGCCGTGGCGCCAGAGCAGCTGGCGGGCGGTCTCGGGGGCGGGTGCGGTGGTCATGGGCGGGGTCCTTTCGGTGAGTGGGTCGAGGTCGAGGCGGTTCTGTCGGGCGGCTTCGGGGCCGCCCTGGGTGTCGATCTCGTCGAGGAGCGTGCGGAGGGCGGCGATGGTCACGGCCTTGGGCCCTTCGAGGGGCGGGAGGTTCCGACGCTGACCGGTGGTGAGACCGCCCCGGATGCCGTACCGCGGGCTCCCGTGCGTCTCGAACCGGAGGGCGTCGTAGAGGCACTCGGCGCGGGATGGGCAGGCGCGGCAGGTGTTCATGGCCGGGCTGTCGATGGGCTGCTTGGGAAACCACAGTTCGGTGTCTTGGCCGGCGCACGCTGCTCGTTCGTGCCAGGCCGCGAGGGTGGGCATAGTCGGGGCCTCCTGTCTGTGCGCGTGGGCTGCCGGAACCGGATGAGCGGCGGTCAGGCGGCGGCTTGCCTGTCTAGGGCTCGCCAGCGGTAGACGGTGCGTGGGGTGACGCCGAGGAGGTCTGCGATCTGTTCGGCGGTGGCGTTCTGCGCGGTCAGTTGTCGGGTGGCGGTGCGGCGGCCGGTGCGGGTGAGGCCCCAGTCCGGTAGGCGGTTGTGGACGACGGCGTCGATGTCGGAGTCGGTGTCGGTGTCGGTGAAGGCGGTCATGCGGTGTGCCTTCCTGGGTCGTTGAGGTATGCCTCGCAGCCGTGGCAGAGGTCGCGGCCGGGGCGGAGGAGGGGGAGGTGGCATTCGCGGCAGCGGGTGAGGGGCGGTCTGGCGAGGATGGCGGCGATGCCGTCGGGGTCGTCGCTGGCGGCGGCCTTGGCCGTGCCCTGCTTGCTTGCACCCGTCGATGACTCGTCTTTGCCGGCCTCGCCCGCGCGCTGCTGTGGCTGAGGTGAAAGGCCAGCCATGTTGTGGTCGGGGAGGGGGTCTCTACCGGAGGTAGAGAAGGAACTGGTAGGCGCGTCCACGGACGCTGTCCGGAAGGCGTCCACGGACGCTGTCCGGGGGCGTCCATGGACGCTGTCCGGGGCCTCTGGAGGCGGTTCGGAACCCCCGACGCGGACGCTGTCCGGAAGGCGTCCACGGACGCTGTCCGGGCTGTTACCGGCGGTATCCACAGCGTCCGTGGACGCTGTCCGGACCACGTCCATGGACGCTCTCCGGGTCATCTCCACTTCCAGTGCGGCGACCGCTTCGGCAGTCTCGGCAGCTCGCTTCTTCGCGTGCGCCTTCCGCTGCCGGGTGTCGGTCATGTGGTGGATGTGCGCGGCCCAGGGCAGGCCCTTGCCGCCGACGGGGATGAGCAGCTGGTACACGGCCGAGGAGTTCGGCCGGCGCTTCCGGGTGAGGACGCCGACGCCCATGAGCACCTTGACGGAGCGGGTGACGGTCTCCTGCGAGCAGCCGGACAGGGTGGCGAGGGTGTCCCGTGCGGGGAACGCGTTGGAGCCGTCGGCGTCCGCGTACGTGGAGATCCACATCCCCACGGTGACGACGCGCGCCACCTCGGGGATCGTCCGGCCGACGCGCAAGACCTCGGCCCGGAGGGCGTTGGTCCACGCGTTGCGGACGCTCTGCACGCGGTCGTCTGTGCTCAAGGCGGGCTTCTCTCAGTGATGTTGCGGAACCGATCCGGCGAGATCCGCCCGGGGCCGTGGGTGGTGGGCCCCGGGCGGTCGGGTCAGCGGACGTACTCGTCGCGGCGGCGCTGCTCCTGGCGGCTCCGGTGCTCCTTGAGGTCGTCCTCGGTCGGCTTGCTGTCCGTCACGTCGAGGAGCGCGGCGTCCGGGCGCTGCGGGCCCTCGCCGACCTCGTCGAGGGTTCCGTCGATCTGACGGCCCCTCCACATGGCGCGCTTGGCGTCCGCGAGGGCGGCGGCGTCCTCGTCGCTGCGGGCGACCTCGCAGGAGGTGACGCGGACCTTGACCTCGGGGTCCTTGTCCTCCTGCTCGGCGTGGCCGGTGTACGACTTGGAGGTCAGCTCGACGATGGCGAAGACGACGCGACCGGGCTTCTCGAAGAGGGCGCGGCGCATCTCGCGGGTGAGGCTGGCTTCGATGGCGACGGCGGCCGAGTCGAGCTTGACCGTGGGTACGTCGGCCGGGGTGAGCTTGGGCATCTGCTGTGCCTTTCTGGATCGGTGCTGGGCTGGGGGCCCGGGGCCCGCCCGTGGGGGTGTGGGCGAGCCCCGGGTGGCGGCCGTGGCGTTGGGGCGCCAGGAGGCCGGCCGCCAGGCAGGTGGTCAGGACGCGGCGTACAGCGGCCCGTATTGGGTGACGAGCCGGTCCAGCGGGTGCGGGTCGTCCTCGATGCCTTCGATGACCATGAGCGGCATGTCGCCGAGGTCGCGGCCGGAGTACGTCCACGGGTCGCCGTGCCGGTCTTCCCACGTCAGTCGCAGGTCGTAGGTCTGGCCATCGACTGACGCGGTGTGGGCGGTGGCCGCGATCCACCCGGGGGCGGCCTCGTCCCGGGTTAGCTCGTACCGGACGGGCATCTGCATGCCAGCGAAGTGGCCGTGCTCGTCGAGGAAGAGGAAGGGCTTGCGGGGGGATTCCTGCCAGACGGTGAGCTTGTCGGCGGCGTGCTGCCAGCGAGTCAGGTAGCGGGTGGTGACGCCGCTGAGCGGGACCAGGCCGGGTTCGGCGGTGAGCGCGGCGTGGAGGATCTTCCGCCAGTCCGGGAAGGCCTTGTACCTGTCGGCGTCGTAGTCGACGGTGAGGGTTCCGCAGCCTGATGCAGCGAAGCTGAGCGGGGCGGGGCGGTCGTCGACGGGCAGGGACAGGCTGACCGTCTCGCCGTACTCGGCGGTGCCGTCCAGCCAGGCCGCGAGGGAGGGCACGAACCATCCGGGCACGTGGCCGGTGCGGTTGCCGTCCGCGATGATCTCGCGGCGGGAAGCGCCGAGCGTGTACCGGTCCGACGCGATCGCGTACAGCCACCCGTCGCGCGCCTCAAGGCGGACGGAGTGGATGACGGGGATGTCGTCGTCCTCGCTCATGTGCGGGGTGACCTGCTTGAGCATGGCGCGCAGGTCGTGTGCGGAAATGCTGATCACGATGTCTCCGTGGGAGGCTGGGAGTTGTCCCCGCCCGCTTGCTTCGGGCGGGGACCCTGGTGGTAGGCCTCGGCCGCCTCAGCGGACCGGGCGGCGAGGGCTTCCTCAGCGCAGGTCTTGTGCGCGTGGCTGCCGTGGGAGTCCCGCATCTGCGTTGGGACGGAGCAGTAGCGGCAGGGCTGCGGGCCGGAGTAGTCCCAGTGCTTGGAGTCGGTCCAGTCGAGGAGCGTGCCGGGCACGTACTTTGGCTCGGCCTTCGGCGGCGCGCGGCGGCGCTGGCGGCCGGTCACACCGACTCCCCGAAGATCGCCTCGAAAGCTACGTCCGCACGCCGGTTGGCGTCGCGCATGGGCCGGTCTGAGAGGTGCGCGCCCGCGATGCAGCCCTTCATGCCGCACGTGGGCAGTGCCTTTCCCACCGGCTGACGTCCGTGGTGCAGGAGGAACGCGGCTCGGGGGGCTGGGATCCGCTTGCCCTGGCTGCACACGAGCGGGGTGTTGCTAGTGCTATCGACGTAGCCGTGCCACCGCACGTGGCCGTCGTCGAGCCGTTCGGTCTTGGCGGCGAACGCGGCCTCCAGCGAGGGAAAGCGAGGATGGCTGAGCTGCTTGGGCGCCCTCGACGCTTCCCGCATCGGCCGGTCGGCCACACAGTTCGGGTGCACGCAGCCGTCGACCCCGCAGACGGCGTAGACGTTGCCGACCGGCTCCCGCCCGTGCCGGATCCGAAAGGCGACCCGGCAAGCGGTGATGTTCTTCCCGCCATGGCGCAGCGAGGGAGTGCTGGAGACACGGAACCCGGTCCACCGCAGGTGGCCGTCCTCCCCGGTCTGCACCCGCCGCCAGAACAGATCCTCTGGGGTGGCCGTGCTCTTCTTGCCGGGCTTGGCCTTCGGTAGACCGAGGTGGGCGCGGGCCGTCGCGACGGTCGCTCGCGCGTCGACGTTCAGCTGGCGGGCGATCGCGCGGTCGGAGTAGCCGGCGCGGAGCAGCTCGGCGACGTCGGCACGGATCTGCATGGTCACCACGCCCCGCCCATGAGCGGGTCCTCGCCGGGCCCCAGTCCGCGGACCACGAGCACCAGCTGAGCGCGCTTCCGCTTCGCCCCGAGCCGCATGTCCGGGCCAAGCAGCCGCGTATGGTCGTCGTCCTCCAGCACGCCCGCGTCGACGAGCCCGTCCACGGCGGCCTTGAAGGACGGGTACCAGTTCGCCGGGTCGCGGCGCCCGTTGGTCGGCGGGTGCAGGACACCGAGGACGTGGGTCCGCTCGAACAAGGCACCGGGCTTGGCAGCAGTGAGCGCGTCCAGGAGCGCCGGGCACTCGCTGACGGCCTCCATCGCGGCGGCCCTGATCTTGCCGGTGTACTCCATGCGCCGCTTCGGGTGGAGGCGCTGGTTGGAGTTCAACAGCCGGAGCGTGGCGGGCAGTTCGATGACGTAGGGCCGGGGCCCGGCCGCCACGGGGGCGGCCGGAACCTCGGGGGTGAACAGAGTCGTCACGGCGACGCCTCCTCGTACGAGGCCGGGTCGGCGCTGGGCTGGTGGCAGTCCAGGCAGATGAACTGACCCGTGATCGACATCCACGCGTGCTGGGTCACGCGGCCCTCGGTGGTGCACAGGGCTGACGTCCGCTTCAGCGCGTCGATCGGGCGGGCGAGCAGTGTGGGCCGCCGGCGGTGGTGGCGGTGCCTGCCGCGCGCCGTCTCGGGGCGCAGCAGGATCGCGGACCCGCCGACCATGAGGGCCGAGGCAGCGATCAGGGAGGCGATGAAGTCGGTCACTTCAGCCCCCAGGGCGGGGCGATGGTCTTGCCGCCGAGGCCGAGCGCGTCGTCGAGCCGCCTCTGAAGGTGCCCGTTCTGGCGTTTCAGGCGGCCGATCTCACCACCCTTGTCGAGGTGGCCGGCGCGCTTCTTCTCGGCCTCGTACTCGGCCTTGCACTCGACGAGCGCCTGGCGGGCGCGCCGGGCGGTGGTGAGGAGCTGCGGCCACGTGAGGTGAGGGTCGGCGCCGAGCGCGTCGGCGAGGGCGTTACGGAGGGCCACGTGCTCCTCGACGGCGTCCGGCTTCTCGTCGGCCTCGACGAGCTGGCGGGCGGCCGTGGCCGCAGCGGTCTTGAAGGCGTCGCGGTCCTTGGCGAACTGGTCGCGTTCGCCACGGAGGCGGTCGCGGTCAGCGTTGAGGGCAGCGATCTCGGCCTGGTGGCGGCGGAGGGAGATGAGTCCGAACATCACTGGCCACCCCCATGGATCTCGCGGGCGCCGTCGCAGCCCTCCCAGTTGTCGACGCCGGCGGCCTCCAGCGAGGACAGCCAGGCGTCGCGCTCCTCCAGCTCGGCGAGCCGGGCGTGCAGCTTGGCGGTCTCGCCCTCGCCGGACTCGACGGCGGCCGGGGCGATCGCGGCCGGAACCACAGCGCCGAGGCGCCCCTCCCGCCACGCCTGCGCGATCGCCGCTTTCCCGACGTCCGGCACGGTCATCCGCGTGTAAGCGGCCCGCCCCTGCATCGTCACGCCGGGCACCTCGTGGATGACGCCGGTCTCCGGGTCCGCCCACTCGACGACTCCGGCCGCAGTGACCTGGTCGAGGATCTTCTTCTGAAAGCCGGGCTTCACGGAGGTGACGAACTTCCGCTCGATCTCGGTCGCGAAGTGCTCCATCACCCAGGCCGTGAACTGCTCAGCGTCGGCGACGGCGGCAGCGGCCTTGGGCTGGACGAGGCTGATGGTTCCGACGTCAGGCCCCTCGTCGAGGCTGACGCTGATCTTCTGCGTTCCGGTCTCCGCCTTGGCGGCCCTCAGCCCCTCCTCCAGCTCCTTCTTCGCCGTCTTCAACTCGGCGCCAATGGCGTCGTGGAGGGTGGAGAGGACTGCAGCGCGGGCGGCGGTGTCCTTCAAGCTCATGTGCTACTCCTTGGGGTGGGCCGCCCCGATAGCCGCGGGGCGGCCCGTGGTGCGTGCGGTGGGTCAGGCGGCGACGGAGCCGCGCATGAGCGCGGTGGCCTGCCTGAACTCGGCGGCCGTGCCCTGCTCGATGGGGTGGCCGAAGGAGTCGGCGAACTGCGCGGGCAGGCCGTCGACGAACTTCGCGTCGCGGGCGGCGGCCCACATCGCATCGAGGGCGGTCTGTCGCTCGGTCGCTCCGGCTGGGGGCATGGTGCCGGGGCGCTGCTGCTGCGCCGGGTCCGGGACGGCGGCCGGGCCGGTCGGTGCCTGCTGCGCCGGGGTGGCAGCGGCGGCCGGGGGTGTCGGGGCGGGCTCCGGGTCGTGCTGCACAGCGTCCGGCTCGGGCTGGACGGGCGGGTCCTCAGGAACGTCCGGCATGCCCGCCGAGGTCCCGGTGTCCGCAGACTTCGGCGGGTGCGCCGCCGACCAGAGCACGACCGGGTCGGACGATCCGCCGTTGTAGAGGGACAGACCGAACGCGTCGCCGAGGTTGACCGCAGCTCGCTTCAGCGACTGCGAGTCCGCTTCCTTCACGGCGCCGTCGTGGGCGTCGCCAAGGACGGGCTGATTGCGGGCGTCACCCGTGGCCACGCCATCGAAGTACGCGATCGGGTTGCCCGCGACGTCCTTGATCGTGAGCCGCTGGTGGACGCGGTAGACCACGGTGTAGCGGAACTTCGGGTTGCCGTAGTCGTCCTTGCCCGCCGGGCGCTCGATCTCTCGCACGCACTCGATGGACTTCAGCTCGGTGTCGTAGCCGCCGAATCCGAACACCCGGATCAGGAAGCGGCGCACGTCCCACTGCTGGACGTGGCTGAACCCCTTCGGGTTCTTGCCCACGCGGGACTTGTGCAGCTCGGAGAACAGCACCTTCAGCTGCAAGTCGGTCAGCCTGCTGGTCAGTTCGGTGGTCACTTGTGGTCCCCTCGGGTGGTGCGGGCGAGCGTGTAGTAGCGGGCGTCGGGACGGTTGTGGAGGCGCAGCACGCCCTGGTGGGCGCGGCGGGAGAGGAACGCGCGGGCGTCCGCGCGGTGGAGGTCCTGGCCGTAGCGGGCCTTGAAGAGCAGCTGCACGCGGGCGGTGGTCCACTCGCCGCGCCACGTGCGGATGGCGGTGTCGAGGACGCGGTCCCAGTCGGCCGGCCACGTCGGGCCGGGCCGGGCGGCCGGGGCGCATGCCCCGGCCAGCGCGGTGGTGGTCATCAGGCGTTGCCGCCTTTCCTGTTGCTGAGGTGGAAACGGCGGGTCCGCAGCCAGCGGGCGAGGAGCGTGGGGGCGTCGAGCCAGCCGAGGGCGAGGGCCAGGGCGAGGAGCAGGAGGGCGACGAACACCCAGTCGAGGCCGGTCACTCGTCGGCGTCCGGGTCGTACGCGGAGGCGACTTCCAGGGCGGTCACGACGTAGCCGGTCGGCTTCTCCGAGCCGTCGACCGTGGCGACCAGTTCGGCGACGCCGTCCTCCTCGTCCTCAATCCAGTCGAGTTCGGCGGTCGGCTGGTCGCGGCGCTCGTACGCCTCGCAGTGCTCGCGGGCGGCGGCGGGGGTGGTGTAGAGGCCGAAGACCATCGACTCGTACTCGGCCCGGTACACCACCAGCTCGGGCGCGGTTTGCACCGGCAGGTCGAGCGCGGCCTCACGGAACCCAGCGAGGATCAGGTGGATCTGCTCGATCGCCTCGTCCATCGGCTCGTGCTCCGTCGCCGACCCCAGCGAGATCAGGAGGTTGTCGAGCGACTTCGCGTCGAGCCGATCGGCCCACGCGAGCGGCGCCGTCTCCAGCTGGGTGATCCGGTCCCGGTTCACGCGCAGCTGCTCGGCCGCGTCCGACAGGGCCTCGTTCGTCGTGTGCCGCTCGGCCTCCAACTCGGACACCCGGTCGAGAGCCCGGACCAGCCCCTTCTGCATCGCGCGCAGGCTGGCCGCGACCTCCGGGTCCAGCAGCTGGCAGGTGTCCTCCAACGCCTGAGCCGCCTCCGTCTGCGGATCCGACGCAACACCCCGCTCCCAGCGGGCCCGGATCGTCTCGGCCGCATGCGCGACCCTCAGCGCCGCGCTCACGCCGACACCGCCGCACACGTCGAAACCCACCGGGCCGAGGCCAGCCGCACATCCACGCCGTCCACCACGAACTCCGCGACGAGGTGCACGTAGTAGCCGCCCTCGTACAGGTCCCGGTTCGGCTCCTGCTCGGCCGGTGTTACGTCCAGGGCCTGCGCCCACAGGAGCAGGTCCGTCTCCGTCTGCGACTGCAACACGATCCGAGCGCGGTTCGTGGACGCCTCGACGCGTACGGCGGCCAGCGGCGGCAGTCCGTCGCTGTCCTCGCTGAGCAGCCGCTCCGCCACCTTGCGGACAAGGGCGGCGTGGTTGTCCATGGCGTCCAGGGCGGCGACCGCCATGGACATCGGTTCGGTAATCTGAGCGTTCAAGGTGAACGCCTCGCTTTCTGTGATGAGTGAGGTTGACGCCGAGTCGTGGGGTCGCCGAGCCGGACAAGCGGGCGGCCCTTCGGCGCGTTCAGGGGGCGGATCAGGAGGCGGCGGCGAGCTGCTGCTGCTCGGCCATCCACGCCTCGACGGCGCTCAAGTCGAAACGCCGGATCTCCTTCTTCTGGCCGGTCTTCATGAGCCGCTTCACCGGCATCCCGGCGTCGATCCACTTCATGACCGTCCACTCGGAGACGTCGTAGTACGTCTCCAGCTGCCCCTGGGTCAGCAGCGGGAGGAGGCCGGCGGGGAGGGGGACGCGGCGGTCACTCTTCCTGGGCATCGGATATTGACCTTTCGATATTCGAAGTCGAAGGTGTGGGCATGGCAAAGAGGTCCTGGAGGGGGGCGTCCAGCTCCTTGGCGATGCGTAGGGCCGTCTTCAGCTGTACCGGCACTGTGAGGTGCGTCGGGATGGTGAAGAGGTCCGGTAGTGGGGCGTGCAGCGCCTCGGCGATGAACCAGGCCGTCTTCAACTCGCATGTGCTGCGAGCCGTCTTGCCCTGCCCCGCGAGTCGTCCGACGGCCGCCGGAGAGACGCCCTTCCCGGCCGGGTCCACCCTTTTCGTCGCCTCGGCGAGAGCAGGGATGGAGAGTCCGGCTCGGGCCATGGCGGCTCTGAGCGGTCTTCCGTCGTCCTTGCGGTGCAGTTTTGGCATGAAGGGACCCCGTGCCGGTTGTGGCTTCGGCGCCCCGAGTGGGGCGTCTTCGACATTTCTATCTTCGAATTCGAAGTCCGTCAACCGGTGGTCCCTGGTGGTTCCGAGGGGTTCCCGGATCGCGGTGCGCCAGATGGCCCATGGTGGCGTGAATCGAATGCGTGTTCTAGAGTGCGGGCATATGCCATGCACAACGGCGCGTAACGGGGAGGTCGCGCGCCGCCAAGTTCGCGCCAAGGCTTCTACTTTCGCTTGCAAAAAGTAGAAGGCTGAGGGCACCCTTAGCGCGTGGAGAACACTGAGCGCCCCCACGCCGACGAGACCTTCGCGGAGGTCCTCGCCGCGCTGAAGGACGAGTACGACGTCAGAGAGCCCGCCATCGCGGACGCCATCGGCGTGCACGTCTCCACCGTCAACACCTGGGCGAACGGCAAAGCCATCCCCCGCAACGCGGCGATCCTCAAGCTTGGCGCGAGGTACCCCGCGTTCAGGAAGCGCCTGCTGGCCGCTGTTGGGCGCCGAGTCCCAGCCCCGCAGACCGAGGACGAACGAGAGCACGCCCTGCGGATCCTTGACCGGCTCACCGAGGAGCAGCGGCGGCTGTTCATCATCCAGGCTGAGGCTGTCGCGGACAGCAACCGGTCCTGATTGTCCGTCAAAAAGTCTTCTGCAACCCTCGCCCCGGCTTGAGGGTCTACGTAGAACGGACGCGCTCACTCCCGGTGCCTACCTGACCACAAAAATGGCTCAGAGTGGTCGCATATTCACCCGACAGGCGCTACGGTCGATCACACGCTGACTCCTCCCCCTTTGGTCAGCACCAGCCACACGTGCAATCCGGGGGAGGACTGCCCATGTGTATCAGCGTCGATTTCACGCCCCGCGCCATGCTCACCGAGCCATGGGACGCCGGCCGCAACCTCATCACCCTGCCAGCCGAGCTGACTGAGCCGTTCGCGCTCCGGGCGCTCCGCCTCCTTCTCGACGGACTAGGCGTCACCCAGGGCAAGTTCGGTGCACGCTGCTGGTGCGGGGAGCGAATCGAGCTGCCCCCGCGTTCCTCAGCAGCGAAGGAGTAGCCAGGTGATGAACCATGGCGCGTAGGGCGTCGAACAACCCGCGGCAGATCGCCAGCAAGGCGTGCGGCTGCAAGCGGTGCCTGGAGAAGTACCCGCCCGCCGAGTACGGCGAGCGCAGGCCCCGCCGGGACTGCATCGGCTCCTGGCAGGCCCGCTACCGGGACCTCGCCGGGAAGCAGAAGGCGAAGAACTACACGATCGAGGAAGGCGGGAAGAAGGCCGCCGAGGACTTCCTCGACGAGACCCGCACCGCGGTCCGCCGGCGAACGTACCGGGACCCCGAGCGGGGCAAGATCCTCCTCGGCAAGTGGTGGGAGGAGTTCTGGGAGGTCGAAGGCCGGAAGGGGGCCATCAAGACCCGCAACCGGAAACACAGCCTGTGGACGGCCCACATCGGGCCCAAGTGGTCCGGGTATCGGCTGGTCGACCTGGAGTACATGGCCCTCCAGCGGTGGCTCACGAACGAGGTGAAGGGCCACCGGACCCAGACCCAGGTGAAGCAGCTGCTCGCCGCGCTCCTCGATGCGGCCATCAAGGACGGAGAGCGGATCACCATCAACCCGGCCGCCCACCTGGAGGCCACAGCGCCGAAGCGGGCGAAGCACCCCGACGACCTCAAGCCCCCGACCCGGGAGCAGTACGCGCTCATCCACGCGGCGCTGCCGAAGTACTACCAGGTCATCCTCCGGGACTTCGCGTACGAGACCGGCATGCGGCCGGGGGAGTACGCGGGCCTGCGGCTGCACTGCGTCGACGAGGAAGAGATGGTCGTCCACGTCCGGGAGATCCTCGTCCTGGACCGGGGGCGGCTGTGCCGGCAGGAGGCGCCGAAGACGGAGGCGGGGTTCCGTACGGTGCCGTTGACGCCGACGGCGCTGGGGGCGATCCGCTTCATGACAGAGAAGTGGAAGCCGAAGCGCACGCGGTCGGCGGTCGGCGACGGCTACGACCTCCGCGTCGAGGAGCTCGTGTTCCGCGGGCCCCGAGGCGCGGCGCTGAACGTCAACAACCTCCAGCGGCCCTGGAAGGACGCGATCGACCAGGCCGGGGTGGCGCGCAAGGTGAAGGACCCGGAGACGGGTCGTACGGAGTGGTGGCCGCGGCTGTACGAGTATCGGCACGACGTCGCGACCCGCCTGCATCACGCGGGCGTGGCCGAGGTCGACACTCAGGCGGTCCTCGGGCAGAAGCGCGGCGGGAAGGTCACGTGGATCTACACGCACGGCAGCGAGGGTGCCCGTGACCGCGTGCGCAAGGCTCTGACCGGGGAGGGAGAAGAGGGAAGTGGACTCCGGGCCGTTGAGTGACCCTGCGGGCCAAGAATCCGCTACGAGTCCACACGGACCCCTAGGGACCACCGGCAACCACTGGGAACCACTCGACACGGCGCCCGGGGTGCAAGTCGGGACCGCTAGGAACCACTCGGAACCACTAGAAACGGCTGGTCAATGCGAAGTTCTGCCTTACAAGCAGGATGTCGGCGGTTCGAAACCGTCCATGCCCACCGCGGACGACGAAGACCCCGGCCGACCGGCCGGGGTCTTCGTCGTGTTCAGGACTCGCGGGTGTGCTTCAGCCGGGTCCGGGCGTCGACCTTCTCCTCCGTGGCGACCTCCGCCCAGAAGCGGTGGCAGCTCACGAAGACCGCGAGTTCGCGCTCGCGCTCGCGGAGCTTCTCCACCTCGGCCTGTTCGTCGGGAGTCCAGCCCGGGGAGGCGGGACGCTCGATCTTCCGCCAGCCGTTGTCGTCACTGAAACCGTCCAGGGGTTCGACCGACCAGGGCAGCCGCTTCAGCAGTGCCAGGAGCTCGGCCCGGACCTGATGCAGCTCCTCCTGACCGGCGAGGAGGTCGCTGGGGAAGTCATAGGTCTTAGCCAC